ATCCAATTTCTATTTACAGTTTTTGTTTTGCCATTATCTAATACAACTTTAGGATCACGTTTTAAGTTTTTTAATTTTTTTAATATCCATATAGGATTAGGAAATCTCTTTACTGGTTTGCTTATATATTTTAATTGTTCTGGCGTATAATCAATAGTAGTGTGCATAACTTCCATTGCATTTATAAACCATCTATATTTACTGGTACGTAATTGCTTTACTATGTCTATACATTTACCCCAAGCAAAAGGATCCATTAGTACCATTGCATTTACAACAGGTCCTTGCTTGTAAACTATGTCAGCTACTTTTTTTAAATGTTCTATATCAGCATATTCGTGATGTACACTAATCATTACATCATCAAAATATTGTCCGTACTGTTCCCACCATCTTAAAGTACGAGAACCGTTAGTACTAATACTAACCCAAGAGTTATATTTTTCCTTAAGAAGTTTTGTAAACTTACCTAATTCAGGCCATAGTGTAGGTTCGCCGCCTACAATATGTATTTCAAATCTTTCTTTACCATATTTTTTATAATGATCTAATAGATGAAAAAAGTTTTTAGTAGTAGCATCAAAATCATCAGTCCATCTAAACTCACCTTCATTTGAACCTTTAAAACAATACCAACACTTGTGATTACAAGTATTGCCAATCATGTATTCAATACGAAGTGTTTTAGGATCTTGAGAGTTTATTACTTGTTTAATCATAACAGATGCGATAGCTCCGGAAATATTTTTGCTGCATCTAGTTTACGAATTGCGTCTAGTTTGTTTACGTATTCTTTAAATCCTGGAAGTAGATGACTGTTATCCGCTGAGTCCATGTGTGCTAACAATCCTTCCCACTGACGCCAGCCTTTAGGGTTGTGTATCCAAAATTCATCGTCTTGTGTATAGTTGTCCCATAGCCATGTTTTAAGTTCTGCAAAACGTTCACGCACTTCTTGTTTATCTTGTTCTGGCAATATTGTAATGTTAAGGAAAGTAGGTATGTGAACTAAGTGTGCATTAACTAAGCCGCCACCCATTGTTACACCATTTATTAAACCAACATTCATCTTCTTAAAGTTACTGTTTACTTTCCATTTTAAAAAGTCTGGAATATGTTTGATGTTGAATATTTGTACCGCTGTTGCCATACTAACGTGTATGTTATCAGGTGTGTTGTCTAACATATGCAAAGTGCGTTCTACTTCTGAAAACTTTCCAGGAAAGCGTATATAATCGTCACGTTCAAAACTTGCATCAACACTAACTGCAAATTTAACTTTACGGAACTTTGACCATAGCTCAATTAATTCTTCATCTACAAGAATACCATTTGAGTTATAACGTAACAATACATTGTCTTGATAACCTTGCCTAATGATTTCTTCGATAAACATTTTATGTTCTTTAATCATTAAAGGTTCGCCGCCAGCAAAGTAAACTTGTTTTAGATTAGGTATTTGTGCATACATCTCTTTCCAAAACGATTCTTTCTCGTGCCACTTGTTATTAAATTCTTTTCGGTCCCATTGCATTTGTCTTTTTACTTCTGGGTCTTGTAATACAGGAATAAGTTTTTTATGATCTGCTACCCACTTACTTGAATCGTGTGGACTACACATTACACATTTAATATTACATGTATGTCCTAAGCGTAGATCTAAATACTGTAGTTTCTCCGGAACTGTACCATCTTCATTAGTTTGGGCGATAAGTTCCTCTATATCAACACCTTCGTCTTTCATCCATGTAGCGGTTTCCCAAATACGCTTACTAACAATTCCTTGTGCTTCTTCATTAAAACATCCTGTGCAACTTGCTGGTATTTCTCCCTTTAACATTGTCTTACGTACACTTTTCATGTAGTCATTATTAAATGCTTCTAAAGGTGTGTTACGTGCAAAGTTTGCAGGTTTGCCGTCTTCCATTTTAACAAGTCCAACTTCGTGATCAACTCCTGCTCCACTAGCATTGGCTGTACAACAAAGTCGCATATCTCCGTTAGGTCGTGTTGCTAAATGTATCCACGGAAGTACACAGAAGGTACAACTTGCTTTGGATTCAACTTCTCGTTGAAAGTCTCCTAAACGTGATCCTTCTTTATCGTACCAATAGTTCATTTCTTTTTACCTATAATCATGTAGCGTTCATACTTTGGAGTATCAAGAGTTCCTCTATAATATGGCTTTAACTTACTCATACGTGTAAAGTCTGTTAAATCTATAGCACAACGAACATGTTCATCGTGTGTAAAATAGTTATTGCTTTGTAATACAAATACTGCATCGTCTGGTTGATTGTTTAACCATTGTTCGTACTGTTCTTGTGTAATGTGTTCGCAACTAGTGTTTATAACTACATCAGCATTAGTAGTGTATTCGCACATATCTGCTGTTACAGCACTAAACTTACCTTGCATCTCTTGACGCTTGTTTACTGTGTTTGCTATATCTTCGCACACAGGGTCTATATCCACGCTTGTAATGCTGTTTACAGCTATGTTAGAGTTAAAGAGTATACTTGCCAGCACACCGTTCCATCCACCGTATATAACAATATTTAACGGTCTAACGGGTACAAATCCTATTAGGTTCTCAGCTAACCATACTTTGCTGTTTACTTGTCCCTTCCAAAAACTTTCAAGGGTACGATATCTATCATCACTGTTACGGATAGCGTCCATCCAAAATAATACGTCTTCTATTTCAATCTTCATACTAGACTTTCCAATGTCTTTTTTAATCCAACTTCAAGTGGTGTGTAATCTTTAAATCCTGTAAGTGTTTGTACTATCGTAGTATCAGGACATCTACGTGTAGCACTTCCAACTGGACCGGGACGTATTTCTAATCTGTCAGGGTTGATACCCATATAGCCCATAATTAGTTTTGCTACAACACTTATACGTGTCTCAACGTCCTGTCCTACATTTACTGTTTGATTACTAGCAGTTTGTATTAGTATATCTGTCATACGCACAGCATCGTCAACATAACAAAAACTACGTGTGTCGTTGCCTTTGATATAGTACTCGCCTTGTTTACAACGTTCTACAAACTCATTTATAAAGTGATCTATTTGTCCTGGACCGTATACATTAAAGTAGCGTATGATAAGATACTCAAGTCCGCTATTAGCAACTAGGTTTTCGCCTAGTGCTTTTGGTATACTATAACTCCAACGTGGATTAGTAATGTCGTTGTACATAACTGGTACTGCTTCGTCAGTAGGTACATGGTAGTAACCGTTGTCTATTGTGCTGTTGAATATTTCGCATGTACTAGCAAATACAAACTTTGTATCAGTGTTTCTATAACGTTCAATCAAGTTAATAGTAGGCAGTGTGTTATTGATACAAACATCTGTAGGATTTTGGTAGAACAATCTTGTGCCGTTTGTTGCTGCAAGATGTACTACAGTATTACAATCCGGCATGTTGTTAGTTACACTTGGGTATCTTAAATTTTTATCGTCGCCGTCTTTTTGATCATAAGGATATACATCATACGTGTCTTTTACATAATTGTAATAATGACTACCTATAAAGCCTTTGTGTCCTGTTAAAACTTTTTTTGCCATCCTTTATTCAACTCTCTAATATGTTTAAACCAATTTTGGTCAATACCCTTTTCGTCAAGTGTTTCAATAAGAAAATCTAAATCCTTAGGCAAACACTTGCCTCCAAAGCCTCTTGTTCCGTCGTGACCAGGAACTTCCATATATGTTTGATCCTGTTGTACATCTAAGTACATATCTAATACTTTACTATAGTCAGCATTTATATCTTGTGCTAAATCATAGAATACGTTAGCAAATGCGATACGCATTACAGCAAAGTTATTAGAATACATTTTTACAAGTTCTGCTTCTTGTGTAGAGCAAATTTTGATATCTTCATGTAACAACCATTCAGGCAAAATAACACCATCACTACCTACAACTAATGGACGTTTTAAGCAATCAGTTTCCCAATAACGTTCACGTAGAAATTCTGGTATGTAGATAATATCTCCTACATATTCTTGAATTCTTTTACATGCTCCTAAAGGTAGTGTACTACGAATAATAAAAGTTGCAGAAGGATTAAATTCTTGTATTTGAGCTATTTCAGATATTACTGTGTTAATATCTGCCTGTGTTGCTGTTGGTATGCATACAAATATTGTATCAGCATCTTTTAATATTGTTCTTTTAGATTCAAATATAGTATCATGGACGATACACTTTTGATTGTTTAATAACCCCAAATGTGTTGCCTTGCCAACGTACCCGTATCCTAATATTCCAAACTTCATAATTTCCTCTTTGGTATTTTACTATCTGCACTACTTACACATGTAGGCGTAACACACTTGCGAGGTGAGTCGAATATATTAAAGCCTTCAGAAAGTGTGCCAAGTGGTTGTTCGTGACAACTGTAACTACGTTTTACTTCGTTTTCACGTATTACAATTCCTTGATATCCTGCATTACATTCCCAGCCTTTGAACTTGTTAAATCCAAACGCATTAAATCGTTCTGCTTGATCTAACTCGTAAGTTACTCCTTGAGCATCTTTGAGTTCGATTTGTGCAATTTGCTCTCCGTTCCAGTGCTGAGGGAATCCTTGTCGCATTGTTGTGATCTGGTCTTCAGTGTATCCATGTACCACGTGGGAGGCGGTTGGATCGGACTGGGGCTTGAGAGTGACGTTAATACCTCTGGCGGCAAATCGTTCCAAGCGTTCGTAAAGCTCTTGAAACATTTCAGGAACCATAACTTGATTGATCGTAACATATACTCCTCCTTCTATTAATTGGAGACATTTATCTCCAAACTCTTGTTCATCTGCAAACTCTGCATGATAGCTTGCTGTTATACTTCTGCGTTTTAGATGCTGAGTATTGTCAATAAAATTAGCCCACCATTTTTGTCCTGGACTTAAATTTGTTGTCATGTGTATGCTTTGATATTCCGGTAGCTCATCGTTAGCATAGTACTCAACTACTTTATTAAAGTATTTATATGCTGTAGGTTCGCCTCCGCTAAAACTAAAATGGAAGTCTGTAAAGCCGTTTGCACGAGCCTGTGCTTTGATACTATCTAGGGTGTTTAAGTACAATTCTAGATCTTGGTGGTCAGGGGTACTAGATCTAGCGTATGGCCAGCAATAACTGCATGAATAATTACAAAATCTAGCCAGGATCCACGAAACTGTGAAAAGATGGCTCTTTAGGAGGGTTTTCTGTCCAAACTCAGTAATATCTTGCCAAGGTATCTTGTTGTAATCAGTCATCAAACTGTGTCCTTAGCCAATCAAAATCGTTTATTAAGCGAATATCAACGCCGCTAGAAAGCCCATACTCCCGGCCAGCAATAGCACCTTTAATAGCGTACTCGCCGAAGGGACGGTCTTGGCCCACTGTTGTCCAAATTCGTAATCTTTCATTTGTTTCATCCTCGTTTTGTCTATCTATAGTTTTACTTGCTAGTTTAGTACATTCTCTAAATGCACCCTTCCATGCTTCAAACTCATTTGTATTAAATGCTGTAACATTAGATGTGTCAGGCATTGCTTTAAAATACTTGCTAATACTTGTAGTCATGTCTGGTTTTGTTGTATCCATGTTTAATGTAAGTTTACGTGGTAATAACTTTACTCCGCCATATCCGTATAACAAATTGTTTACTGGATTACGACTACGCCACACATGTACAGTTTCTAAATCGTATTCATCTACTTTATGATCAAAGTTAAATTCATCAAGAATTTGCGCATCTGCATCAACTACCCAAAACATTTTAGTAAAACATTTCTTAGCAGCAGCAATGTGTGCCTGATGAATTCCTTTTACGCCGTCAATACGTTTTGCTCTTGCAAATCTAGCTTTTAATAATTGCCAGTTTTTATCTGCATTAGGTTCATTATAACTTATGAATACAATATCATACATTTATATATTATACAGCCTTTTCTATTTCTTGTCAATCATAAAGTCACGCAAACTAAAGTTTGTACCTAACATGTGATCTGTACTTGCTTTTTTATCATTGCTCCAAACTAATACTTCAGGGTCTTCATATAAGAAATCACATCCTTGACAATAGTCTGGAAAGTCTCCCATTTCGTGATCTTTACGTAACTTATTATATGCATCACCGTACCAAATATCTTCTATGCTAGTAGTTTCAATATGCCCTAGTACACTTTTACTTTCATTAGGTGGTCCCATTGTTTGACAACAAGGAGTAACAGCACCTTTCAATCCAGCGATGCCGCCTGAGCGTATTGTAATCTCTGGAGCAAATGGTCTGCCACATGTTCTACGCTTACTAGGATCACGCACATATAATGGTTGATAGTTGCCGCTCCAATTGTGCATTTTCCATATGTACCCTATTGTGCCAGTAGGGCCTATAAAGTTATTTCTATATTGATCAACTTCATATTCAATTTGATTGTTGTCTAGTATTAAATGGTAACTACTTATTTCGCACTTACTATTAGTTTCTTTGATATACTGTTTTGCTTTTATAACATTTGTTTTTAGTAATTCAAAATTATCAATAGACATCCATTCTTTATACTTTTCTTTGTCATAGCCTATGCAACTAAACCTTGCAAAACTAAGTCCTGCATCAATACAGTCCTGCATAAAGTGTCCGCTAAAGAAACTTCCATTGCTGTACATAAAACTAGGCAAGCCTCGCTTAGTACATGCTTCAATGTAACGTGGTAAATCTTTTGCCATTGTTGGTTCGCCTGAACCTTCTAAGTTAATCACAGGCTTACCTGGCAACTGATCTAATATGTCTTCAAACATATCAAACGGCATCTTGCGTGTCCAGTCTTTACCACGTCCGGTAGTTTGTGGACACATTTGACATTTGTAATTGCAGCCGC